GGCTGTACCTGGGGCTGTGCTTGTTGGGGCGGTGCCTGCTGGGGCTGAGGGGCATATTGCTGCTGTACTTGCTGCTGGTACCCGCCAGCCTGATCCTGTAGCCAAGAGGCAACTTGCCGCTGCTCCTGCACAAGGGCGGACAGCCTCTCTTGCGCTTCGGTCTCGGTGTCAATATCGCCTTCTTCTCGGGCTTTTTTGATGATTTGACGCAAAGCCGTTTGCTGGGTGTCCAGGCGAGCTTTTGCCTCATTGAGTCGGCTGTAGTCGGTTTGAACCAGCTTTTGCTGTAAATGCTGAGCCTGATTTTGCAGTCCCTTGGCATACTCAATTGCCGCCTGTTCGCGGCGCTCAGCTTCGCGCATGCGAGCGGTGAGTTTTGAAATACGTTTCTGGACGTTGTCTGCCACCGCATCCATTTCCTCTTTGTGAGAGGACTGGGAGGACTGGGCCTCTTCTACAACAGGGGGCTTGGTAGAGTTTTCCTCTGATTCAACAGGCTCAAAGGTCACATTTGTGGCCTTCTCCTCTGACCCCAGGTCAAACTCCAATTGATCGTCGTTCATTACAGTTGCCATTTATTACCTCACATGTGCAGGATATCTTCGGGATCTTTGATCGTTGCCAAAATCTCATCGTCGTTGAGGATGCGAATCTCGCCCCCATCAATCATCATCCGAGCCCCGGCATAGCGACCAAAGATAATCCAATCCCCCTCCTTGCACCAAGGGCCGTCAGGGAATTTGTCCGTGTCCCGGTATGCCAGGGGCCCAATGGCCAAGACATACGCGCACGTAGTTGTGAGTTGCTGGCGTTCAATGGTCTGTTCCGCCAGTTCAATGCCGCCTTTGGTCTTGCGAGCGCCCCGGTAGGGCAAGACAACGATCCGCCAGCCAGTGGGCTTGGGGAGTCGAAGCTTCATTGACTCAGCTTGGTCAATGTGCTCGGCTTTTGCGGCTTCAGCCGCTACTGCGGCTGCGGCTTCTTCGGCGGCTTTTGTTGCCGCCTCTTCCGCCCATTTCATTTCAAGTGCAGTTGCTTCCATGGTCTTCCTTTAGTCGGGGTTTTTGTCGAGTAGCTCTTTGACAGCGTCCTCAACAAATCGGTACCCCTCAAGGCGTCCCATCAGGAAACGATACTGCTCCATATCCTTGACAGAGCCATTGACAATCATCCGCTCTGTATTTTCACGCAGGCGTTTGACTGAAAACAGCACCTTCTCGGCAAATTCAAGCATGGATTACTCCTATGAAGCAGACACATAACCCGTGTCTGAGGGGTGATTTGATTATGCAGCAAATCTACGCAATCTTCACCTTGTTAAAGGCGTCCTTGCGATAAACGTACTTTACGTCCGGTTTCGTGTCAGCCTTTTTGCCCGCCTTGGGCTGGGGGATTTGCGAGGGCTTGGGCATTTTGGAAGTTTTGTTGTGCGACTTGCGATGCATGCTGTGCTCCTTGTAGTTGCATGTTTGCCTGATCCATGCCGCTCTTGGCTTGCAAGGATGCTTGATCAATGCCGGTTTTGGCCTCCAGCGCAGCAGCTTTAAGCTGCAGGTTTGCCTGATCGTCAGCAATATCTGCCTGGGTGCGCTGCTGCTCCAGCGACACGCGGGTCTGATCAATCTGGTTGCGAGCCTGATCGCGCTGGGCGTTTTGCTGCAATTCCTGTTTCTTAAGTGCCACCAGCGGGTCTTCCTGATTGCCCGCCAACTGCTCTTGCATGGCCTTCATTTCTTTGAAGTACTCGGCGACCTTAAGCGCAATCATTGCCTCGCGCTGCAGAGCGGACACCAGCCCGTCTGGGTCGGTCCCATACTGCTGGAAAAGTTCCGCTTCCGTAGATTCTTCGGCCTTTAATCGAAGGTGCTCAAAGCAGTGTTTTTGCAGATTGACCGCAACATTGGGCATCGTGCCTACGATGGGCGACAGGCCGAACATCAAATGCGTCATGATGTGGGCATCGTGTTGCTGGCCAGCAAACGCCTTCAGCGTAGCGCCGTCCAATGCCTGAGAGTTCTCGCTTGCAGGGTCCTTGGGCTTGTCGATGTTCTGCGTGTTCAAGATCTGGTCAATGTCGCGCACGCCGATGGCCTCATACATGCGGCGGTATGCCTCATACATGTTGTGCATCTGCGGGGCGCTCTGAGCCAGTTGTAGCTCGGTCTGCGCCATGGTAATGCGCTGGGCTACAGAGAAGATGTTGGGGTCAGAGACCGGCAGCACATCGATGCGGTCGTCAAAGTCCTTCTTCTTAATCACGCGGCTTTCGCCGGGCACATCGTAGGGGTAGCGGTCTGGCAGGAACTCCGCAAAGCCCTTGGCCAGCAGCTTGAACTCAATTTTCTGGCTGTAGTGCAGGCGCTTGTGAATGCTGGACATGACCGCGCTGCCCTTTTCCAGCAGCGCAATCGTGGTGCCTACGGCAGCGTTCTGGTTGCTGTCGCCAACCTGCATGTCACTGATGCTGGCAAGGCGTTGCCCGGCCTGCACACAGAAGCCCAGGAGCGAGAACAGGGTCTGGCTGGGCTCCTTGTACGGCAGCGGCATCAACGTGCTCTGCAGGTCCGCGCCGCCCGCATCAATGTCCCGGAACTCACCGGGCTGCAGCGGCATGTCGTCGTTCATGATCCGCGCACCCTTGGCCTTGAAGCCAGCGGGCAGGTTGACCAGAGTACCGGCATCGACCAACTGCTGCAGGGCAGAGGTGGCGGTCTTGGTCAGGCCACCGATCAAGTGCAGGAAACCAAGGCCATAGGCTCCCGGGCCCTGGACCAGCAGGTAGTGGACGTAGTACTGGCAGCGCTCATGCTTCTCGTCGCCCTTCTTCCAGTTGCGGCGCACGCCCACGCACGACTGGGTCACTTCGTCAATCGTGACGATGTAGGGCAGGCGGATGCCGGTGGCCTCGCCGTCTTCGTCTTTGTGCTCAAAGCCGGGCAGGTCCAGATCGACTTGGAACTCCAACAGGATGTTCTCTTCCTCGTCGCCGGTAGGCTGGATGCCAGTGACGCGGTCCACTTCCTTCTGGATCGTGCTCTGCGGAGCGCCAGCGGAGGTGGCCGCTTGGGCGGTATCCAAGTATTGCCCACGGACCACGGCCTTCTGGTAGTCGTTGACCGACATCGGGACGCGGTGGATGATGCGCTGGCACTCGCTCATGACCGACGAGCCCTTGTAGGGGATGTACAGGTCATCTGCGGTGATCAGCTTGCTGACCATCCGGCACTTGTCGTAGTCGTAGTAGACCTTCTTGAAGGCCGAGCCGCCGTAGCCAATCCAGAACAGCAACTGATCGAAGTCAGGGGTGTACTCCTCCATGACCGTGGTGATCTGGTAGTTCATGAAGTCGCGCACGCGGTCGGCCTGCATGAGCTTCTCGCGGGTCTCCTTGCCCAGCACCTGAGTGCGGACAGGGCCCTCGGCGGGCATGAGTTCTTTGAGGGCCTGCGCTTGGAATTGCACGATGGCCTCGGTCAGCATGGGGTGCTGCACGCCACACGCGCCTTTGAACGGCTTGGTGCGCTCTTCAAAGGTAAAGCCCAGCATCTTCAGGCCCTTGCCGTACTGCTCTTCCCATTCCTTGCGGGAAGACTTGTCGGCCTCGTACAGCGTCATCAGGTCAGACGCAAGGGTCTGCATTTCTGACGGGTCCATGACCTCGGCAAGGTTGCTGTCAAAGGGCACATCCTCGTCTGCCTCTTCGCCGAGGTTGACGACAACCTCGCCTGTCTCGTTGTCAAACTCAATCTCAACGTCGGGCAGTTCCTCTTCTTCCTCTATCTCCACAAGCTGGTCGCCCAGGGGCAGGTCGTCAGAGGTGATGTTCTTTTCAATCGGCATTTTGGTTCCTTACAGATATGCGCGGTTGTCGTTGTAGGTGCGTTCGACCATGCCGCCGCGAGCTTTTGTCACAGGGGCTCCCCAAATATAAAGTTCTGCAAGCCCATACGCTGGATTTGCAAGAACCCATTCCCCCGCGCCGTTGTTGGCTTTCCAGTTCTCAAAAGACTTTTCCCAGTCAATTGCAATATTTTTAGGCAACGGCTGGCCTGTGTTGGTCATTGTGTAGTATTCAGACGAGACCCTCTTTATCTTTGGATTTTTCTCAATCATCCTAAAGACATCATCGCCGTAAAAGGTAGGCGGAGAATTATACGGACCCTTGATCTGAGTAATTTCCAACTCATCCCCAACCTTTTTGCTTTCCACGGTAACCTGTGGAAGGCCTGTCTTGTTATCCCTAAGGGAAAAGACCTGAGCATTGCCAGAGACGAACCCTTCTCTTCCCCCCTGCCCGTAAGAATTATTCCCTTTGATAGCATACCCGCCAACAGAATGGTGCATCAGCGCCCCTTCAAGTCGGGTTGCTTCAGGATCAGTAATCCTGACCCATTGCCCACGGTCCGTGGACATCATAGGCTTTGTAAACATGCCCACAACTTCTTTGGGAACGCTCAAGCCCTTTTTGGCCCTGTCTACCGCCGTATCGTAATCGCGGTAGACCTTCATGTTCTTTGTGCCCTCAATCAAGGCCTGCTCAAAGCTCATGTTTGAGAGCTTCTTTTCAGGCAGCGTAGCAATACTCCTCGCTACCTGAAATGGGTCGAATAGCTCTGTGCGGGGCACTGGAAAATCATAAAAAGGCATTTGATTTTCGATCAGGTACGAAGCTTGAGGAGGCAACGTGCCCTGCGCTTTTTGATCAAATGCCGTCTGGTACTTGCCATAGAGAGAAGGGTAAGCCTTTACTTCATCTGCCCTAACAATGCCTGTTTTAGGGGCATTTTGGTAGGCGTTTGGCACCCCTTCCTGCGTCATTAACTGGCCGCTCTTTTCTTCAAACTGGCGTTTTGCAGCCTGCAAGGCCCCCCGAACATCGGCATCGGACGATGACGCTCGGGAAAGCATTTGTGCATTAATTTGGGTGGCATCGTCGTAGATTTTTTCCAAATGCAGCTTGGCCATGTCATCGCCTTCTCTAGCTGCCTTCAAAAGGTATGGGGTAATGCCTCCAACTTGCTTTGCGGTTTCACCAAAAAGTTCAATATCGCCCGTGGCAATTGCCCTACGAACGGGATCGTCCCCCGTTCCAAAAGCCGCAGTAAAATATTTACGCACTTTTTTGTCAACAAAGCCCTCAATAATCTTTGGGTCCGTATTCGGCATCTCTGCTTTCATCGCATCCGAATAAAATTGCAGAGTTTGGTCCAGTTTTGATATTGGAGGCGCAGAAATGTCGCCGCTGGACAAATAACTGCCGCCCCTTGGCTTAACAGCGAAGGAAGGTTGGGACCCGAGGGCCCTGAGCATGTCTGCACTGCGCCCGCCGCCCTCCAAAGTACGGGTGACAGGGGCGTCCAGGGCCTTTTCTGCCTTCATACCGAGCGCCGTGGCACCTTTTCCCACTGCCCGGGCTATCGGAGCGACCACAGGAGCCACTGCAGGCACCAAACCAGCGGCATATCCGACCTCTCCGGCCCTTTTTATGCCCTGAATGTCGGGATGCATGACCGAAAAACCCAATTCATCGGGTGCTTGGCCAAAAAATCCGCTCACAGCAGCGTAAGTGCGGGGGTCCGGGAGCGTATTTACGTCCCTCTGGGCTGCCAAAGCACGCGCAGCGGCTCCTTGGCGAGCAATATTGGGGCTAAAAGTGGCCGGACGGGATGCTGCAGCGATCTCTTCAGGGGTGGGGCCGGTTACTTCCCCGCCATCGGCAAAAAACTTGTTGATCGACAGGCCAAAGCGTTCCGGATCGCTGGCCACGGCCAACGCCGTTTGCCTATTAATTGCGCTGCGCTTCGCATCCGAAGCTATTTTGTTGTACTGCTCCTGAGTCACGGTGGGAGCAACTGGCTCCTTCATCGTAAAGTCTTCTGTCCTGGGCCCTGCGTTGTAAACATCCGCAGCCGCGCTGTATGCTTTTACCTCGTCGTTGTATCTGTCGTACTGGTTTTTGATGTCTTCCAACTGCTTGCGGGCGCTTAACGACACCCGAGCAGAAGGAACAAACGGCATCCCGCCCGATGCCATCTTCACCGGCTGCATGAACTTGGCCGGGTTCAGAGCGGTAAGCTCCATGTCAGCAAGCGCATTCTTGGGGGTGTAGTCTTCCAGTTCCTTGTTGAACTCGGCCAGGGCCGTCTCGTTGAGCCGGTCTTCCAGTTCGCTGTCCGTGGTCGGGCGATCCTTGTCCTCGGAGCCCAAGAAGGACAGAGCCAGAGCAGCCTTGTATCCTGAGCCGAGGTCCTCGGCCCGCGCTGCGGGGGCCGCCGCCATAGGAGCAGCCGCCGCTGCGGCTGCTGTGGAAGCTGCCGCTGTAGGACGGGCAGGCGCAGCAGCGTCTGCCGTTGCGGGGCGGGATGCCGTAGGCGCCGCCCCGCCCATCTGAGAAAACAGTTGTCGGTACTGCGGATGCGTCAGGTGCAGGCCCATGCGGTCCTGCTTTGAAATATTGGGGAAGCGATCTGCCAAGGGCCCCGTAAACTGAGCCCCCGTGCTTTGAGCAATGCTTTGCAAAAATTCATTCTGGCCCGTGGTCGGCGTTCTTTCGCTCCCGGG